ATCTCTTTTCGGTTCTAGTATTGATTCCCCAAAAGTCAGTTAGTGACTTTATTTTCCATACCTTATCTGGAATATTTTCGTAAGTCCATAGCGCACGCATATTCTCATTATGCTTAGCTTCATTATCAAGTGCGAGTTTTGCAAGTAATGGATTGCCAATGCTCATACCGACGGTAGAATAAATGCCAGTCTGTTTGAGTATAGCTACTTGAATTTCTCTTGATAATTTGTCGAGCTTTACTTCAACAGGTAAAGACTTGTTATAAAAATAATTCAGGGAGCTTGTCAAGTCCACAAAACCCTCATCAATCGAATACCAAAATATATCCTCAGGAGAAGCAAAATTTTGAATGACATGTTGTATCTCTATATTCTTTTCAATGTATTTAGACATTCTTGGCGGAACAATTTCAGTCCGTTTTGCCCAAGATTCTATAAATGCTACATCACTTTTTGAAGGTGGTGATACATTGTTTAACCAATCACGTGGAGCAGTCCGATAATAATTTGAATAATTAAACTTACGATTATGAAGATTGAAAGGTAAGTCTTTACTTCTGCCAACGTTATTTTTGCCAAAAACCTTTTTAAAAGTGGGAGAACTTGCTAATATCAGCCCTGCGGAGTTGTCACCGCCACTCATGACACAGAGTGATGTTGTTAAAGGGTTTAGCCCCATTTCAACGCATTCAACGCTTGCATAGAAAGACTTCATGTCAATAAAAGCAATCGCCCTGCGTTGTTCTTTAGAATAATCAATTAAAGGGTCAATCTCAATCATACAGACACCTCTTTCATAGATAGTGTTAGTTTTTTTAACTAACACTATCATAGTATATTTTTTTGTTTTGGTCAAATTTTAACCTTTTTTTGCAAACAAAAAAGCCCCTGACGAATCAGTAGCCTCTATGCAGTGTCCTCAAACATCTACCGCAATCTTTCGTATTATATCATAATGTAAAGAAATGGTTTATATTTTTTATGACCCAAAATTGTCACACCAAATGATCTAGTTTATTCAAATTTTTTAAGTCAGCAATTCCAGTATTTAATAATTAAAATACTTCATTTTAAATCTACTGATTCCTATCATTTATATCCCGCTCAATTTTCTTTATTAAGTCTTGAATATTAGTTATAATAAGATCAAATAAATTACATAATCCCATAGTAAATAAGAAGACTATAACTATGTCAAGTATCTGATTTAATAAACATACAGAATTGAGTATATTAATAAATTTAATTGTTGTAATTAATCCTAAAAATAGCCAAATTAAAGCAGTATATACATAAGGACCTATTAGTATGTAAAATTCATTTTCATCAACTTCTACAATATCTAGTAACTCATCTTTTTCAAATACATTTGTTGTAGTCGCAATCAACAATGCTAATGTAAATGATAAACCAGTAATCGCTACTGTAGCAAAAGGAGAAACGTTTATTTTAATAGAAAAATTTTTATTTAAAATTGATATTGATAAAAAAATTAACATTATGAATGATAACAATAAGTTATACCATCTTAAGTATGTGGCATTTTTTGAAAAATAAAGAATTCGAAATATTCCTATCTCTAAGTTTCTTTCTTTCATTATTCAAACTCCTTTAACACTTCCTTTTGTATCCAATTAATGATGCTGCGACCTTTATGCAAAACGTCTGAAAGATAGCCCTTTTTACTTTTTTCTTCTGCAATATCCTGAATATCATCTGGTGAAAAGCCATTCTTTGAATTAGTTAAATATGTCACTCTCTCCTTCTCTGCTTTAAGTTTTTTGATTGCCTCATTTCTATTATTAACATCTTTTTTACCATTTGGATAAACATAATGAAATGATACTTCTTTAATTGCAGATTTCTGTTTAATTATAACTTCTACTTTTTCACTGATAGGGTTAATTGATACTTCACCAATTTCATTTTTACCTCTGTTAGTATTTATTTCTTCTTGAATTATATTTGCTAAATTAATTGCATCTTTATGTGCGCTGTTAATATAAATATATTCTGTAGTTGATTCATAATAAAAATTAAAATTCCTTGACTGTTGTTCTTGAATATTGTCTCTAAGGTATTTTTTTATTTTTCTATTACTCTCCACGTATTTTCTACCAGTACCGACTTTGAATTCCAAATCATGAGTTAAATCATCATCCCGAGTTTCACTGACTTCTTTTAAATATGGGAATTCCTTATAAATTTTATTCAGAAGTAAACCAAATTCAGTATTCATCTTCTGATAATCAGCCGTATAGCCAAAACCGCCAGTTTCCTTAAATTCACTGACAATCTTTAAATATTCTTCTTCATGTTGATCGGAAAGAGTATTGAAAGTATCAAATAATTCAGACTTCCTAAAATCCTTATATTCAACTTCAGAGGTCAGCTTCAATGAGTTTGACAACTCAGTATGTTGAAAAATTTGTTTCAAATTATTGGGAATAACAACTATTTTCAGCTGTTCCATATCATTATAGGTGTCAATTATATCTGGCCCCAAATTTAGTTTAAATACAAAATATTTTTTCATCACTTTTTACCTAGTTAGTTATCCCTTATTTAAAATTTCGGATAAATCCATCTATCTTTTGCATCATCCGATTTATATAACTCATCACATCGATATCATATCTGTACACAAGTAATATAAATACACCCCCTATTACTCTTTAAATTAAGGAAGATAGATACGAATCCCGCCATCTAGGATCATTTCTCCTTTTTCTCAAAAATTCATACGTATGATAACCCATTGATAGCATTCTTGTTTAACTACACCAATTATATTAATAATACAAAAAAAGCCTTGTAAATACAATATCTACAAGACTTTTTTACTATAATATTCAAAAATTCAAAACTTGACCGGCATAAATCAAATTAGGATTACTAATCTCATTAACTGAAATCAACCGTGCTACAGTCGTGCCAAATTGTGCTGCAATACTGCTTAAAGTGTCACCATACTCGACAACACAATAGCCAGTTGTAGCCTCTGATTGACTGCCAGTAACGTTTAAAGTTTGTCCTGAGTAAATCATATCAGGATTGCTTAAACCGTTAATATGCGCCAATTCTGGCCATGTAGTACCATACTTCACAGCAATGTCGCTAAGCGTTTCACCATTTTGTACGACATGTGTTTGACCACTATTCACAATTGATGCGCTAATAGATGCATCTAACGTCTCAACATCATACACACTCAACCAGCTCATGATACCGTCAAGCAACACTTTATCGCCTGATTTTTCAATAATCTTATGCGATGCGCCTTTTACCCAGTCAGGAATAGCTTCACCAGTCGCATAGGTTTGAGCGCTGAAATTAACCTTGACGGTCATGCCGACCTCTTTAGCGCTACCTTTGACCTTGTCCGCTTCTTTACCTGCTTCAATCGCTGGTGTTTCAGTATTGGGCTTACTTGGATTGCCATTCTTATAACCACTATCTGTCACACCTGACAAGTCAACGTTACCATCAAGGCCTCCTGAAATATAAGTTGACGTGAATTGGAAAATTTTAATGTTATCCCATGATGGGAAGTAATTGTAGTTTGGTGTTGATGTCACGTTATAATCTGGATATTGTGCCATCCATAGACCAAACTTGCTAGAAATCCGACTGAGGTCAAGGTTTTTGACCAGAAAATCCTTGTAACCATATAAAATAGGTGTATAGCCACGGTCTTTGATATACTGCAGAGACCATAGAATCACATCAGTATTAGCCACGCCATCCTCAACGTCAAGCGCTACAATTGACCCTTTAGGTGTTTGAACTTGGGCAAGCATGGTGTCAAGGATATTCTTGGCCAAAATTTTATTAGCCACACTTTGATACCAAATATAAGTGTGGGCACGTTTACCCTGCGCAATTGATGACTGAACCTGCGAGGCATAGGTTGACTGCCAGTAGATGCTTGATCCATTATATCCTCCGATTTGGGAGATGGAGAACTTGTCATGGGCGTATCCGAACTTACCTTGATTCCCTTGATAGACTGCCCAGTCAACGCCTTGGTCTCCAACTGCAGCCAAAGCTGTTGAGTAATTAAAAAGCCCTGCAATAATTGCAAGAGCTGCTACCGTTTTTTTAAGTTTTTTCATTTGTCACCTTCTTTATCGCGTATCTGAATGAAAATATCTTTCATTTTTTGTGGCATTGGAATGAATTCACTCACATTTTCTAGCAAGGAAATCCCCTCATTTGCAATATAGAACATGATGACGATTTCACGCAACGGGATGCCATCTCCAATAATTTTCTGCATCTCTACAGATACTGCAATTACAACGAAAATCAATATTTTTTTAAATATTCCTTTGAAACCAATTGCACTTGATACTTCTTTATTGACAAACGCCTTTCCGATTCCTGTCATGTAGTCGACTAAAACCAATACAACAATTGCGTGTGTCAGCACGTCCCAGCCACCCAATATTCCTGTAATTACACCGCCGACTAATCCAAACAGCATTGAGACTGTATTAAAATATTTATCCATTTGTCCTCTTTCTTATCTAATTTTTGAAATATTTTCTATTTCATTTGCTACATAGTTTTTTATCAGGTTCTTTCCTTCTTCGTTAGGATGGATGCCATCAACTGATAAAATATTTGCCATCATCGACGAAAAACCTGATTTGCTAAAGGAGTCAATGAAATGAACGGCGCAGAATTGACATACTTTATCTATGATGTCTCTCTTTTTCTTTTCTTCTGAAAAACTCATCCAAGAAAATTCAGAATCCGTTTGAAGTGGAGACGCTACCAGTATTTTTGCTTTTGGGTAAGCACTTCTCAGTGTCTCTACTGCCCATCTCAGAGACGATGCTATACTGTTTCTTGTTAATTGTGAGTAGCTTTGTGAAAATACTATATCAGTATCATCCATGACAGCATTTTCAGTGTTGTTGCCATCATTCGTTCCAACTGCTATATAAATTATATCCGGCAAATCAGTTACATGGCCTAACCCAACACCCAATTCTGTTGATAGGCTAAACTCACCATCTTTTGGATGTGACCATATGATCTGCTGATCTGTTTCTGTTGTATGCTGCAACATCCTCCTAACCTGATTTGATAGGACATTATCATTTGTATTTGTGTTCTGTGGCTCTGAAAGTGTTACAGTAGTTGTATTAATACTGTCACTATGCCAATCAGAACATGTTGCATATCCAGTCGCAAAGTTGCCAACTATTGATAAATTTAAATAGTTAGCTACAAGCGTCCCTATACCAGATACTTGATCAGATGTTATGCTATCTCCAAAACATGCATATCTTCTACCAGAGACACTTGGTATTGCCAAACCGTTAATGTACGGTGTATCATCAATGCTAAATTTTGAAATTGAGCAGGTTACTATTTGCTCTAAGTTTGTCAAAAGAGAACATACAAATGCTTGATTCTCATTCATTAATAAGTAATGTTGTCCTATATTTACAAATGTTTCTAGGTTCGTATCAAAAACAACTACTCTTTCATTGGTAACGGCTACTTCCCCAGATGAAACTGACCATGCTCTATTGCCAATCATGACATAGCAATTGCTCCAACTTAGTTTTTCATTGCTTCTATCCCAATTCATTTCACCAATTATGCTTGCACCATAAACAATTGCTGTAAATTTATATTTTGGAATTTTTGTAGAATAGTTAATCAATTCGTTTAAATCACGCTTATTCACACCATCATCTACTATTAACCTACCAATTGCTGCATTAAAACATACCTCAAGATGATATGGATTTAGATAGCATAGTAATATTCTGGTGTTAGATATCCCATCTAAATAGCTGTCGCCCACTGCTTTAATTTTTTTATCCACTGTATCGAAAACAATAAATTGTGGACTTGTAATTGCTAGAGTATCAGGGGGGATGGCACATCCTGTAGTTTGATAGTTGATGAACTGATCATCAGTCCAGTATAATGTTTTTTCAGTTAGGTCCCAAATCATGCCTTCCGTCGTGTTCCCATAGACAAAAGCCACACTACCGTTTGGAGATGGCATATTAGATTGATATATACCTCCGTCAACCCATGATCCATTCCAATAGCGCCAGTGTCCATCATCTGATGTTATGTATATCCCTGTATCACCTGACGGTAACGCTGTCACTAGATTAGATAGAGTAGCGTATACCCCTTTTGGACCATTGCTCATAAGTGTCTGAATCTTACTATCTTGCACGCTAGTTTTAGCCTCAAACTCATCTTTTGATATTTTTATGTTATCCAATAAAGATGTCTTAGCTTCAAATTCATCTTTTGATGTTTTTGTATTATCTAAAAATGCAATTCCAGTTTCTAAATAATCTATTTTATTAATTACGGTGCTGAAATCTTTATTTCCAATAATTTCTTCTATTTCACGCTGAATCTCAGACAGTTCATAGATATAATTACCTTGAATAATACAAGATTGCCAACCAGATACAACTAAGTATCTAAAATTTTTAGTGCTATCTACTACTACTTTTGTTCCATTCTCAAATGAAAACCAAGCGGATATAGTTGAAACTTCTTGTAAAAAACTATCAATAATTTGATAAGTTATTTTAGAGTTATCATAATCAACAGTTTGAACTTTATCTCTTACAACTGTTCCATTCGGCAATACCGCATTAAAAAAGACAGATAGGCCATCAAATTTAAAAAGTTTTCCATTTTCTGTTATTGTGACATTTAAAATCTGTGACTTTATATCTCCTTGTCTAAACTTTAAAAGTCCAACTTCGTTATTCGGTTCTGTTGTGCTTAATATCAAGTTGTATTCAGTCATTTTTTCCCTTTCAAAAATTTATCACATCTCGCGGATTGATACGTTGCCATTGCGCATCTTTCCAAACTTCAAAATGTAAATGTACACCAGTTGCTAATCCAGTTTCACCCATTATGCCTAACACTGTATCAGTCGTCACAACATCACCTACAGAAACGCTTACTGATCCTAAATGTCCATAATAAGTCCAATATCCATCATCGTGCTGTACAATGACATAATTACCACCCGTAGAATCAAATGTTACTGTCGTGACAGTTCCTGATCTCGCTGAATATATCGGTGGTGTACTACCTGATGGTATAGATGCTATATCTATACCACCGTGTATTTGACCTGGTGTTCCCCAACCTTCTTGGTCCCATTCCTGAGTAATGGCGTATTGGCTACGAACTGGATTCCGCCAAGTTCCATCGCTAGGATTAAGTCCGTGAAGTCGATTGTACCAATAGTTTGCTTGAGTTTCTCTGTTTGCTAATGCTTCAACTCCCGCACGCTCAAAGTTTTTCAGGAACGCGTAAGTGGCATTATTGATATCTGTTTCAGCCTTGAAACCATCAATGCTGAATGGACTTACAGCACCAATCCATTGACCATTATACATACACCATTCAATAAGTTTGACTTGTGTCGTGATATTTCGATAATCACCACTAATTTCAGCTGCTCTTAACAGATTTTGGACGTATAATCGGCCATTTGGTTCTGGGTTACCTACCAAAGGATAAGCTGATCCATCCCATTGAACTAAACCATAGGCCGGTCCATAGAGTTGTTCTGTGTCTGGCATAATACCTGACTCAGCATCTATGTTACCTAACATGCCTGCAATTGATTGTTCAGAATATCCCAGAGATTTAAAGTAGCTCCATATCGCCCATGCATTCTTCTCTTTCTCTGTCGTCAACTCAATTGGTATCTCTCCTGAGCCACCAGAGTTACCTGTGATTTCAGTACCATTGACATATAGATTACCCTCTATATTTATTTTTCCAAAAAGTTTAAGCTTCCTATCAATCGCAGTACTATCTTTTGGAATTTCTAAAACATTCAGATAACTACCATCAGTATTTTTAGACGACAAAGCAAGAGAATATCCCGGATTTTGAATTAGGTTGATACCTTGTAAACCCTCATCAGTATAAGTCGGAGCAAAAGCCACCATTTCTATTTCAGAATTACCATTTTTCTTCAGAAACTTTAACTTACCATTATATAATTGGATTACAAATTGATTATCATCCGCCCTTATTTTAATTCCTTGCAGTGTACCTGCTGTTATAAAATCAGCTACAATCGCGCCATCTTGTGTAATCGCTGTCCCATAAGGTCCATTTACACCATCTTTTGAATAACCTAGACCTCCTAAATTCCAGCGCCAAACTTTTTTGGCTTCGTTTGCATCTGGTTTATCCATGATTAGTATTTCAGACGGCGCATTTTTAGGCCTCATTAGGACATAACCACCTTTGCTACCTGTGATCCAGTTTGTGGCATTGATAACCGCATTGATCAGTTCATCAGATTTAGTTTCAAGATTTTTTCTGACATTTGTTACCTGTGTTTCAATACTTGAAGTATACATGCTCAAATCATTTCCCAAAACAATTGACTTATATTTGCATATTGTAGGATACCAAACGTACTCAATCATTCGCTCTTTTACTTCAATATCTAAAGTTTTAAGTGAGATATAAGCAGTATCCCCAAATTTTAAAGACACCATATTTTCATATAGTGTTCTATACTCGACAGTATTTTCGAGCATCACCATATCAACTTCATGTGTTACTTTTGGTTCGTGTATTCGGTCATTGTCAAACAGAGATTGTCCCCATTTTTTTAGGTCCTCTATGGTTTTACATTCTCCATTTTCACGTTTTCCGATTTGTACATTATCCTCATCAATACCTGCAACGCTAAGATATGCAAATGTAACTGGTTCTTGATCAGCATCATAATTAGTTTCATCTGGTACACCGCCAACCAAAAACAAGCGATTAACTACTCCTGAATCATCGACGGTTTCATCAATTGATGCCAAGTTTTTCCCAAGGTCAATCCTAAATCCATTATCATCACCAATTCTTTCTTTAAGAGTTAATGTGTAATTATCCATATCAAGCTCAGCATCGCAAACGCCTGCTAAATTTTGGTTTCCACCATTGCTGCCAATGATTGCCTCAATTGGATTTACTTGTTTAGCTGTAAATTTATGGTATGTAGCCACATCTGACTCGTATTTGAAATTTTGATCAAATGCTAGGCTATCTTTTAATTTGCTCATGATCTGTTTGCCGTTGCCATTATCGACATAAGCTGATTTGATGAAATTACGATTTGCCTCATATCCAATATGAGTTGCGATTATAGCAATCCCATTCAAATTTTTCTTTGCCGTTTTTATTCTAAAATATTGATACGAGCCATTTTCAGTGAAAGCCTTGATAAACATTTTTCGCTTAATTTTCTTAGCGTTAAATCCCTTCAGTTGATAATTTCCATAGAAAGAAAAAGTACTATTTACAATACGTGTAATTTCTGGCAAATCACGCCAATCGTTTATTGGCATACCATTTTCTTCAATGTTATCAGGCATTTTTTCGTATAAGTAAATTTTCTTTATCACGTCCACGCGCTCCTCATAAATATTTTTGCCTCTGAATAAATTCCAGTTATTGATACATTATTTTCACCAGGAATTATTTCTGGCCATTCTCCAACTGTCATCAACTGTCTGTTATTCTGGATAACAAGACCCTTTTCACAGTCTATTTTTACAGCACCCTCAAACATGCTAGGTATTGTCAGAATGACATCATTGCAATTGATTTCCAAACTGCCACCGATAGTATCTACTTCTAAAATTGGAAAAGATCGTTCTGTACCTGGATTAAACAACATGTTTTTTGAATTCAGTTTGATAGGCTGCTCATTAATTTTTCTTTTCAATGGTTGACATCTAAAAGTTAAGTCAAACGTATAAAAAATACCCCATTCATTCTCGAAAGTTGTAGAATTTGAAAATGAAACAGTTGCATCAATTACTTTATCAACATCATTATGAGTGATAAGTTTACCACTACCAGAAAGCCATTTCTTTACTTCCTCCAAATTTTCATATGGAATTGTGACCGCTCCGACATTTAAATCATATGGTTTGTAATCGCCATACCATTCTAATAACGATCCACTTCTGCCTAATACTGTAATTTCTTCTACATTTGGCTGTGCATTGATATCAGGTAATTCTTTTTCAATAATACAACCCATGTCAGTTAGAGCATTTACATTATTGAAAATGAAATTTGGTTTGTCACTTGATATAAAATCTGTCAAATTGGTATACCGCCTTTCGCTATTATTGCTTGAACAGATGCTTGTTTTAGTTGACGATTAATTTTGGCTAATTCACTTGGGTTGTTAGCATCTACTCGTCCAAAATGATTATGTTGTTCAACTGTTACACCACCTTGAACTTTTCCGCCGATGCCTTGGCGCTTTTCTTCATCGGATAAAGGTGTAACTGTCGTCTTTCCGTTTTTAGCTGTTAGAAGTTCTGGTCCTGCTTCTCCAACAATTGCTTGACCATTGATTAGATGACCACCAGTGGCTAGATATGGAATTTTACCAATATTGATGCCTTTACCACCAATACCTGGTACCCACTTGGGCAACTTAATATTATTAAGTCCACCAATCACCCCATTTATTAAACCGATTAGTAGATTAAGCGGCGCTTTAGCAAATGCAACAATACCATCAAAAATTCCACCGAAAATATTCACAATTCCGTCCCAAGCTTGTTTCCAATTTCCTGTGAACACTCCCGTAATGAAGTCTACGAAACCATTGAATATGCGTTGCCCTGCATTGATGAAATTATTTAAATTTTGCTCAATACCTCCAAAAACACTACCTAAGAAACCAGAGATAAAATTAAATCCTTGAACAAAGACATCCTTAACACCTCCAACAAAAGCATTGACACCATTTCTAAACCATTCTATTTTTTGATAAGCTAGTACAAACGCAATCACAAGCAATGCTACCGCTGCAATTATCAATACAAATGGGTTAGCAGCCATCATGGCTGAGATAGCCCCAAAAACTGATTGAACTGCTTTAATACCATTAACAATTTTCGTGATTGATCCCATCAAAGTACCTAAAATTACAAGTAATGGTCCAATCGCTGCAGCAATCAAAGCTATTTTGATGATCATCTGTTGTGTTTCAGGAGATAATGAAGAAAACCAATCTTTAAATCTTTTTAATAGTTCAATTGCACTTTCAAAAGTTGGAAGCAGTGCAATTTGCACTTGCTCGCCTACTTTAGATAAAGCTATCTTTGCATTGTTCATTGCTTGTTTTGATTTATCTATTGGGTCTAATGTTGCATCAAATGTTTTTCCAACTGTTCCACCACTACTTTCTGCTGCTTTGGCTAAATCTCCTAAATCTAAAGCTCCTCTTCGAATAGCATCAGCCATTCTTGGTCCACCTTTTGTTCCGAATATTTCAGCTGCTGCATTAATCGCTTCTGTCTCTGAATTGGCATTTTTTATTTTGCTTTGTAATTCTCCCAATCCTTGACTTAGTGTTTTACCATCTTTTGAGTAAGCAACTGTTGCTTTTGATAAACTACTGAGAGCAGCTGCAGAATCTACTCCCGACTGCTCGAATTTTCCCATTAGTGTAATACCTTCGCCGAAACTTAGACCAAGCTGCTTAATTTGTGGCGCACCGTCAATTGTTTTTTTCATCAAATCATCTACGGATTGTCCTGTATCCTGTGCTGTTTTTGTAGTCACATCAAGAATACTATTCAAGTCAGTATATTTAAGACCATAAGCTTCAATTACTTGTCGTGAAGATATTGCTGATTGAGATACATCTGTATCGTTGATTTCTGCAAATTGTAAAAGATAATTTGTTGAATCTTCAAGTTGTTTATCCATAAAACCAAATTGTGTGTTGACTTCACCAATAGCTTCACCAACTGTTTGCAAAGGCAAGTGTGTATTAGAGCCAACATTTTCAAAAGACTTAGCTAATTTATCAGCCTTTTCTCCGGTAGCACCTGTTTTTGTTGTAATTGTGTCTAATGCCTCATCCACTTCGCTAAAAGCTGATAAACCTGCTGCACCAGCAGCGATAATAGGCGCTGTCACTCCTACTGAAATTTTCTTGCCAATTCCTGTTACTTTATCACCATACTCTTCAACTTTCTGAATTTTTTTTGCAGTTTCAACAGAGATATTTCCTTGTTCTTTCAGAGCATCATTTGTCTGTTCCAGTGCATTTCTGAGCTTATTCTCACCAGTTTCAGAATCTTGTAACTGCTTATATAACTTTTTAGATTGTTCTGAGTATGCCCCAGTCTCCTTCACTGACTTTTCATACTCATCGCGCAACATTTGTGAGCGCTTCTCAGCACCTTCAAGTTGAATCTCTAGCTTTTTCTTGACAGCTGTTAGCTTTTCTGTCGCTGTTGCATCATTTCCCATAGCAGCAACGTGGTTTTTGTACTCTGACGCTGCCGTATTCATTACTTGATTTATTTCTTTGATAGTCTGAGCATATTGGATTTGGCCGTCCATTTTAAAATTTAGCACAACATCGGACTCTTTTGTTTTTACCATTTATACTCCTTTCTACCAAAACGGCGATTTATCAAGTGTAATGGACTCTGTCGTTTCAAATTCTGTGTTTGACTCTAGCCATTGAATATAGCTTTTAAGCCACAAGTTAGGTGTGGATTTTAAAAAGAAATTAAAATCCCACCCAAGCAAAGTGATTGCAACATATAAGTAAAAATCCCAAGGAACTCCTAATTCTTGGGATTTTTTTTGTGATTTCGATTGTTGTTTTTTCGCTTTGCTTTTTGAAAATCTTGTGGCTTCTTCGATTTTTTTACATCGTCCACCTGGAAAGTGTTCCTTGAAAATATTTCCATACATGCTGTGAAAACTTCAACTGTTTCATTTCTAAAACCAAGCCAAGCAAAAATATCGCTTGGGCTTTCTTCAAGTCCACCTGCTGCAAGCATGCCATAGACAAGCGCTTTAATTATTTTCCAGTCGCTAGATTTAATCTTAGATACAGTCAGCTGACCATTTGATCTATTTAAAAAGTCATTTAAGTCATTTTCAAACTGCTGATAGTCGTCTCCGTAAACGATTCCGATATACTCAATAGCTTCGTGTGATAAAACGACTGGAAAATCATGACCATCAATATTCACGGTTGCACGATTTGACAGCTTGTCAAGTTCAATGCCATAATCTGCTAGTCTTGCCATTATTCGCCTCCTCCTGTTGCTTGAGTCGCGACAATCTCTGCCCATTGTGTTTCGTCGAAAATAGGAGCCTCAATGAATTTTTCAAAAGGGATACCAGTTGCGCTATCACGATTAGAATCGAAACTAGAGTGGATAACCCCATTATTGATTAACCCAGTAGCTACTAAATTAGCAGTTACATCGTCAATTTTAGTTTCATCTTCTGCTGTAGCATACTCTTCATCAATTACGATTGAAAGTTGAGTTTTTGGATACCATACTGCCTTTTTACCGCCACCTTCGATATTGCCAATAAATCCGAATGCAAAGTAAGGCAACTCACGCGCATTGTTTTTTCCAAAAGTAACACCACTTGCAGCAATGATCCCTTTCAATTCGTCCATCACTTCAATTGGAATACCTACATGATCCAATCCGATTTCATGTTTTGTTTCGCGGGATACTCGACGAAACATTTTACTTGAAGCCCATTTCTCAAGTTCTGAGCCATTACCTTTAATTTTAAGTTTAGTTGCAATAGGTAATCGAACAATTTCACTATATTGTGGAGCGGTTGATACTGTTTCTTTTACCGTCATCATTGCAAAAAGAACATCATCTAACCCCTCAAAATAAAACACATCAGTATTTCCCATTTTAGTTTCCTTTCAATCTCTTTAATAGTTTTTGAGTCATTATATCCTCAATATTTGTTTTTTGCTGTTGCCATGTTCCCTCAACAAAATGTTTTGCTTCAATCTTGTTAGTACCATTTTCTAAAAAACGCCAATAAAAAGATGTACTTTCAAAATAGACTGTAACTTTGTCGTCATCTATTTCTATTTTTACATGATCCTTCATATGTTTTTTATTCATTAGTGATTTTGGTATGTTGGGTAATAATTTCTCTACAAAAAAATTTGCTGCTTCAATCAGTGATTCCTTTGAGATTTTTTCAGCATCAACTTTTGCTAGATTTGACGTATAAACAGCCATTTCCTGAAAACCGTTTTTATTAGATGACATTTTCTACCACCCTAATCTGAGTGAAAAAGTTTGTGATTTTATCATCGTTTTCATCTCCTTGTATACCCACGAAATCTGTGTGTGGTACTTTTGACAATGCGTTTTCTAATGGCAATAAATCCAATTCTGTACCTGTTGTAAACAAAGAAACTTGGTACAATGGCATCAGTTTGATTGTTTTTCCAGACGCGACTTTTTTGCCCATGGAAATGTTTGAATAAACAATATAAGGATAAGAATCGCCTGGCGGCGCATTCCCCCTATATGTCTTAACATTTACCGATTTCAAAATTTCTCTCAGTTGTTCAAGGTTAATCGACATATGAAAGACTCAACTCCATTTCTCTTTTATCTGAATTGGTATAAATTCTAGTGATATTGTAGTCAACATCGCTGATTCTGATACCATTGTGTTTTTCAGTAATTGTGTCGTCCCATCTAACTTTGATACGACGGACAACATCTGTCTTTGCTTGCATAGAAAGATACTTCTCTTGTGCTGTCGTCCCAATGTCTTGATAAAAAATATCTCTTTTTTTTACTCGTGCTATAATCGGACGATCATGATTATCGAGTGATGATGAAATGTTCATCAAATCTGCTTTCCAACGCAAATTATTCGCCTGTTTCTTCATACAAAAATGCCTCCTGCACGAAAAAAGGGGTCATCGCATCTAATGCCTCTGATAACTCTTTCTCTGAAACTCGATATTCGTACATTATTCCGGCAACCATGATTACTAGATACTCTGCTTGTTTTCCAGTAGCCTTTTCCACATAGCTCTGCGCATTTTCAATGTAAAAAGATAACAAATCATCATCCATGCCATCTTCAAAATGGATGTGTGATTTTAATTTTGCTACTAAACCTTCCACATCCTCCATACTTAAGCGCCTCCTACTGCAACAATTTCAAATTTGTAAACAGTTGGTGCAAACGGCGAATAAATTAATTGACCATCAAGTAGGTTGTAAATTTGGAAGCCAACTCGATTAGTTCCTGCATATTTTTCCACCAATTTTTGAATTTCCAATGCTCCAATAACATCTTGGATATGGAAACTGCTATAATCACCAAAATAAAGTACCGGTACATCTGAATCGCCTTTTTTATCAGCCGCATCAGTAAAATCCATCGGATAACCTACGAGTAGATTGCCGATACCACCTTCTGCTTGTGACATAGGTCTGAGTAATGGAAATCCATCTGATGTTTTCATTTTTTCAACCATCGTCAATGCAGCACGGTTAATGATCCAACGTCCTTTTTTCATGACTTCTGTAACTGGTGTGTTTTTCATTTCGATTAAAGCATCATATACTTTTTGACCAGCATCTGTCGCAGTAACATCTACCGCGACTGTCGGCGTAAACGCCACCGCTTTTTTAGCCAAGGCACCTGGAGTTTAAATTGTTAGTATCGTCTCCGTTGAACATGTAATTTGTTTCTTTTCGGACATAAGCTTTTTTAAGCTCATCAATGACAATATTTTCAATCGGTGCACCTGACATTGCTAATAATTTTTTGGTAACTGTTGCTAGGGCATCAAATTCAGCTGGATCAAGTAAAATTTCATCAAATTCAATTGATGTTTCCGAAGTTTCCGAAGTTCGTTCTTTTTTGTTGACATTAGCTTCTGCTTTAGCAACGAGCACGGGATACTTGACATCACCTGATGCACGTACTACTGTTCCATATTTACGCAATAGATTTTCTTCTTGCGCATAAGTGATGATTTCACTAGCGATAACTTCTGGTACAGTTACCGAACCATTACCCGCTTCAATTCCTAGGGAACGAGCTTCAGATTCTGAAATTTGGCCAACTACAAATTTAGCAAAGGCCGAACGGATTTCCGTTTGGTTGCGTTTTTTGGGTTCGGCTTCACGAGTGCTTAAAGCATCTTTAATTGCTGCCATTGCTGCTGAACGTTGTTCAGGAGTCGCTTGACGATTTTCATCATCAGCTGATCCATCATCTTGGCTTTGATCATCGCCATTTGATTCCTCATCATCTTGACTTTGATCATCTTCATTATCAACTTTTGACAATGAATCAGCAATGTCTTTCAATTCGTCAGTGATTGTATCAATTTCATCCTTAATATCAGCAAGTTCATCCTCGCGAGTTTCAGGATTTTCAATTTTTGTGCGCAACTCTGTCAGACGCTCTTTGTTACGTTTTTGCAATGCGATAAGTAATTTTTTGTCCATTATTTTTCCTCCAATAGGTTTTCAATTTTATGAAGTAGTGCTTTTCTAGCTTCTACTTTTTGAGCGAGTTCCTTACTGCGTACCAACGATACTTCAGTATCATCATAAGCTGGTATCGAAACGACTGAAATTTCATATAGATCAACTTCTTTGATTGTCCTGAGCGCAGGCTCTACAGTATAATCCCATGTTTCTTCGGTCACATAGAAACCAAATGAGCATTGATTGATGTCGCCTCTTTCCATGCTTGCTGAAAGATCACGCGCAACAGTCGTATCTGGTAAGTCAACTTGGAAATTCAAACCTTTGGCATCTTCCAATAATCTAAGCGTTCCGCTTTTAGTTCTACCAAGGACATTATCCCAGTTGTGATTGAATAATGCTCTAACATCTTCATTTTCAGACAGACTTCGAGCAAATGCACCAGGTTCAATCGTTTCATCAAACCATCCGCCAATGTTTGTTTTTGAATTAAACACGGCCGCATAACCTTCAATTGTTGGGCTTTCATTTTCTTCAGCTCTGGTATTGAGCTGAGTGATATTAAATACCCTCGTTTCCTTTTTCTTTGCTATTGTCATCACCTCCTTTCAAGGAGTCATCTGTCGCATTTTTTTTGCCAATCTCCGTCAAGTCGTTAGAAATATAGATGGCCTGAGTTTCTGCCGTATTCTGTTTAGGAAACCCAAGCATTTCAGCGACATTGTCAGGAGAGGTGATCCCTGTCCTGACAATGTTGTATCCGATATTTGTCTTGGTACTGTACGGAACGAAATCAAGGATATTGATCTTAAACTTGATATTTTTATTAGAGTCCTTTCCAAAAAAAAGCATCGTCAAATGTTCACTAAAATTTTTCATGATATGTTTGACAGCTTTGTTGTGCAAGTACATCATTCCTTTTTCGACATCTGTTTTTATTAATGCAGTATATGTTTCAACATTTACTCCCAAAAATTTTCCGAGGTCTTTTTTATAGACGTTGAGATAAGAAAGTATCTTGTCATCGTCAATCGGACTTTCAAGAGCATCTATTGAAAAACCTTTTCCTAAAGGTATCATCTTGATAGTTCTTGAATCATCTATTCCTTCTAATTGATCTAAAATTGCTTTGATAAATTTTGACTGTGCAGCGTTTGAAGGGTTAATATGCGCATCCAATTTGAGCATGAAAGCAAGTAAACCGCCTTTTTTATATTTATCTGTTAAAACTTTCTCAGCATTCATGACACCACTCAGAGTGTTTTTACCGATATCCAAAATACCAACACCCTTTAAATGACTATTACCCATATTTTTGATGTGTCTTATCATAAATGACGGAACTTCAACGCCGTTAATTTTAAAGTGCTCTATCAGTCTATTATCAAGTTCAGTATAAACATTAGATGCTAAATGAATTTGATCGCCATCCTTAATTGGAAAGACCTCACCATTTAGTAAATAATTATTTGTCATCAATTTCATAAATTCAAATTGCGTCAAGTAATTATTTGGATTTTTGAGATACTTCAAAGCTGGATCATCAATCTCTTTCCCTTTGTTATCCTCTACGACAATATCAGCCAAAGCAATCTGATTGCTTATATCCTGCATTAACTCATATACATCACTTGACGATAATATATTTTGATTATTAACAAATATGCCACCATATCTGATAGATTGGGAATAAATATCCTCAACCAATCCTCGCTTTTCAGCTATTCTGTAAAGCATATTTGAAAAACTGTCTCTAATTCCCAAGTCCTTGTCCTTTCTATCTGTAGATGTCATTTATTAAATCATCAATACCATCTTCATTGAGATCCTCCATCAACATCATAGTCTCTTTATGCGCAACTAAAAAAGCAACAAAACCATCTATTTTCTTTTTTGATTGTCGTTTTGATGGTGCTTTCATTCCATTAATATTGCTAACAACAACAACGTTCAAAGCACAGTATATGAATAAAGGATTGTCCGTCAACAATCTTTTTTCATATATGATTCGTTCAGTATCATCAATCATCGAGTTCATTACTGTTGGGTATTGATTAACTGCAATACATTCAAGACCTAGATTTTCACATTTCTCAACTAATTTTTGCGACATTGCCGGGTCATAATTCAATTGCTGAACATCATAGGTATCCATACACTCAATAATATATTCAAGAACTTGATCTTGATTTATCATTTTGCCATCACAAAATGTAACAAATCCTTTTTCCGACAAATCACGATAAGGCACATTGTCCTCTTTTTCCCTAAAATCTATATCAGCATTGGGAATGAAATACATCTGCTTAACTTTAAGAATTGCCTTTCCGTTAATATCAAATGATGGAAAATTTAAACTAACACAGGTCAGGTCAGTTGTTTTTGATAAGTCAAGGCCAAGATAACAAACATCACCAGTCAAATCACCCAGTTCATCAACCAAAACATGTTCCACTTGCTCTTGCTCAAAGAAATTATTGGCACCGTTAACAAAAACATTTAAGTGCTTAGACAAAAATTCAGCCTTGGAGTGGGCCGACTGCTTCGCTTTCTTAAATTCTGTCTCCAGCTGTTCCATCGTGACAGATATACCTATATTGGGATTTACCATCTTCCAAACTTTACGATTTTCCCAATCATAATTTTTATTTGGTTCCCAGATTGCCACGAACAGAGAATCATCATTGTCGTTGTCTAATACTTGTTTAGCGTACTTATACACACGCATTCCCACAGACGATGCGCCCTTGCCTGCTGTTGATGTATTCAGCATCATTGGCTGTTCTCTCGACACCTGAGCGGATTTCAAGTTATCATACATATCCATATTCTCTTGTGCATGAAGTTCATCATTTAAAACGAAATATGGATTTTTCCCTTCAAGTCCTTTTGTGTTTTTACTGAGCACCTTAAATTTATTTTGATAAGCTATGCCATCGATATTATAACGATATAGCGCCCCACTAATAGTTCCATTTATTCCCTTGTATATTTGAGTATCTCTGGATAACGGCTCTGAATTTTCAATTGTTTGTGAAATTGGTTCTGCTGCATTTTGAGCTTGCTCATAGTCAGTTGCTGCTGCATAGCAATCTGCACCGAGTTCACCTTCTCCATACATAGCATAAAGCAAAGCACCTGCAGCAATGATTGTTTTACCGTTTTTTTTAGGAACTTGAACATACGATTCCCGTATCACGCGCACGATTTTTCCTTTTTCGTTTTTGTGATACCAGCCATACATGTTTGCAAATACAAACATCTCCCATAATTCAAGCTCCATTAATTGACCGGCAAGCGGCCCTTTAACATGCCTAACAAATGATTGAACAAAATCAAGCATCTCATTTGCTCGATCGACTTCAAACCAAATGTCCTTGCGCTTTTTCCATTTTCGATAACGCTTTACTGCTTTGATAATTGAGTTAGGGTATCTTGTCTTATTTTTCATGACCACTTTTGAATACTGGTCTGCAAAATCTATCCCTGGTTCAATAATCATCCTGACCCTCGCCACTTATCACGATGTGCTTGTAATTCATTTATTGATTGAAATTTTAGCGATTTTTCATCGTTTTTTTCCAGTTTTTGCGTTATTTTGCGTTTATTCGTAATACCAATGGATTCAAGCATTTTATTTTTCTTATCGCTCCAAGTTTCGACATGTTGCGCCAACGGGTGTTTCATTTCATTAACCGCTCCGGCCTTGTTTTCATGCAGTTTTGTTGGTGCAAATCCAGTATCTTCCCATGCATCAAACATCGATTTGTAGATAACGAATGCATCCAAATAATTTTCTAAGAGAGGCGTGATAGATGGATAGTATAATTCTTCATCGGTTAGATATTTTACTATCTTTTTTCGCTCTTCATCCCTTGCTACTTCAAGCATTCCAAGTTTTTTCTTTTTGGATAACTTAGCCATCTCACACCCCCTTTACTTTTTAAATCTTGCGCAACTTTACACGTTCCTCCACCTAACCTATCCTCCACGATATCAAAAAAAATATTTTCGACAGGGGGGCTTACTTGAAATAATTCGCGAATACTTTTTTATTATCATCTTCATTTTCCTCAATTACGTGACATTTAGGACAAAGTAAACGAATATTATTTGGATCAAGTTTCAGTAATGGATTTTTTCTAATAGGTACAACATGATGTCTGTGTGCTTGACGTCCGAAAACAAACTTTCCACATCGTTGACAATAACCTTTTTCTCTTTGGTAAACGAAATCAGCAACTTCTTTCCAATCATCTGTCCTATAGAATGGTTTATTCTCGTGATGATAGATTTCTTTCTTTTTTCGCTGTTTTTTGGATGTAGTATGCGCTGGACAATACTTTCCTTTACTTATCTTGCAGCTACATCCGTTGAAATCGCAATATTTCATGATAGCAATTCAATAATGTCAATTTTCTTTTTCACATCTTTTGGAATTTCAACATCATGATCTTTTGCATATTTTTTCAAATCTTCTACCGTCATAGATTGCAAATCAATTTTATCTTGATCATCATCACTTGATTCTTTATCTTGATTTTGTAAATCATCAGGTTCTTTATTTTCTAAATCATCCTTCAAATCAAAATCTGGTTTCTCGTCTTTCGGTACAGAAATAGTTTTCATTTCTTCGCTGTCCCAGTACTCAGTACCTGAGATAGTTTCTCTGATTTTAGTTTTCATTTTCTCCTCCAAATTTTCTATACAAGAAACACCATCTTTCGATGGCACTTCTTTTTTGCAATTTCTCATGATACAATTATTTCATTATTTTAGGGAGAAAAGTACCTGTTTTTTTCTCCCCCATTTTTCTTAAAATAATACGCCTCTGTGCAAAGCAAAAAGCTCTAATATCTTGTATCTAATAGAGTATGCCTGACCTACCCCCACACCCATGTAAACTGCTCCAATCGTCCCCCAGTCGTAATAAGAATTTTCTCCCCAAAAACACTCCCTTACTAATTTTTGCAATTCTGGTGCCAATCCGCTCATTGTGCTATCAATATCCTTTTCTAGTTGATCATAATACTGATATGCTTTATTATTTTCTTTTCTCATAAGTGCTTCAAGTGGTGGCTCTGTTTTTTTTCGGCTTCCCTTTATCCACCAATTCACATCATGCTCTCTTGATAATTCGGCAGTGACTAGCGCTTCAGCTTTTAGCCTTGTAATTTTTGGATACAGTCTCATTTGTTCCTCTAAACCCGATAGTGTTTTTCGGCTTAACTCTTGCTTTTTTCGTGCCACCCACTTACCTCCTCATTCTATCTGCATAGCTTCTTTATTTCGCTTATCAGTTTATTTCGTTTCTCATAGCTCATTTCCTTATTTAGTTGCCCTTTGAAAGTTGATTCATTCACCCCCAATTCTGCAGCAATTTCTTTCTGATTATAGCCCATATTTGCTATTAGGTTTTTGATATCGTCATTTACTCTTTCTGAACCCTTGCCATCAGCAATTGGCATTACTTGCATGCCTGTATCCGTTATTGATATCTTAATGACTTGAGTACCATCCCCTTCACTCGTCATGTTTTTTTCAGTGATAAAACCGTACCTAACTAGTTTGTTCCTAGCATAGTTCAGTCCTCTCAATTCTGTTTTCACAATCTTAGCAATCTCCCGTGGCCACCCTGTCAATATTTTCTTTTCTTGTAAGTATTCTAATAGTCTTGCTTCACTTGCAGTAAATTCTGGTTGCCCCATTATCTTCTCCTTCGCATTCGGTAATAAATCAACGTCCCGAGATACTCATTTTCTCGTATGTCTAATTTAACCAACTCATCTTTCTGAGTCTCTGGATTTTTACGCGGGAACTCAATCAATTCCCACCCTGGATTGTCTTTTTCTAGTTGTCCTTCAAGCTGTTCACTTTCTAGCAATCGTGCAATCTTTGAATCTGTGTATTTCCAATTTTGCGCACGTTCGACAACAGGTTTTTTCAGGTTTCGGCTAGCAAACCATTTTCTCTTACCTTTTTGATTTTCGAGTTTAAACTCCTTTGTCAAATAGTTTGCTTTGACAATGACACCATCGATGCCATACTGAGTTTTGATTTTTTCGATATTGGTAAATCCAATTGATTTTTTGTTTTTCCCTCGGCCCTTTGTCCAAAGATCATCAATCTCATCTCGGTTCAGCAAATTATCCAAAATCAAATGAAAATGAAGATTATCAGTATTTTTCCCCTCAATCACTCCCATGTATTTCATTTTTGGTAAATCTTTCTTTTTTCTCGCACGATTTATCCGTTTGATGAAATTTGCTATTTCTTTTTCACATTCTTCAATGCTTCCTGGTCTATTTTCTGGTGCAAAGGTAAACTCACCTGTATAGTCACCTTCACTGAAATTTGCCACTGCAGACAACCTAAACCATTTCTGAGCATTACGATAGTTTAAATTTCTTTGAACTGGACGGCTCGCATTCTCTTTCCTTTTTCTTGGTCTACCACCTTTTACTAAATCGACAGGCACAGACTTACCTAAAATGCTACACTCACGATATTTATCATCAGCAGATATTGCTATATTTCTTACATACATAAACGATCCTTTTAGTTTGTCCCTAAATTTAATACCTATTACAAGCTATCCAAACGCTAACTTTAAAAATTAGCGTTATAGCTTGATATACATGCGTTTATGCGCTATAATTAAAGTACACAAACGAAAGTTTCTACTATTAAAAATACAGTTCACCTCAAACTGTATTTTTTTGTTGCAATTTTACATCACGCGATAAAACTTGCTAATATGTCAAAACCAATTTCTGCAGTAAGTGTAATAACTGGAATAACTACGTAATAGAATAATTTTTCTTTCATATTAATTTCCTCTTTTTCCATAAATCCGAAATGCGTTCAAAATTATCAAAACTTGTTACATCATCAAAGTCAAACCTTCCAAATTCAGAAACTCGTCTCATCAGATTAGACACACCATATCTAGTAAAGAAATACGTTTCAGAACAAGTATACCCATTCTTATCCTTTGCATACATTATAATCTTGTTTCCCTGAATTCTAATTTTCATCAGTTACCTCCACCAAATCAGGATTTAAAAACGCATCAACAAGTCCATTTTCATTGCTAATTAAGACCTGTGGAATTGTTCCACTATAGTCAACAATTCCAACACCGATAAACGCTGATTTACTAAATTTGCTTAGCATGTACTCTTCACTCTTAGTGATATTAATTTTTGGTGGTAATGAATCAAAGCGTTTATTTTCATTATCTAATTCAATAATGCGTTTCACTTCCTCGGCATTCGCGTGGCTATTAAAAATCAAGTTTGGTGTAACTTGTCCATCTATAATTACTCCCCAATCGCAAACTATTTGTTTAACTTCAATCTTCATCTTCTTGGTCCTTTGTCTTATTTATTTGTGGGTCTAAGTTTAACTCTGTCTGATTTTGACTTTTCCACTCTGTAACGTTCAATAAATCCCCTTGTGGAATTATGAACTCAAAATCAACAACTGCACCGATACATTCCGAAAGACTTGGAATGATATTAATCATCTCAGTTCTAGGCACGATTAGTTTTAAAGCTAACCCGCCATCGTTCACATTAGCGCTTTTAACTTCTGCTTGAAATTTCTTTGATGTAAAAATACTTTGTTTTGTACTCATAATTTAGTCTCCTCTAATGACCAGTCATATGATCTCACCATTTTTAAATGTTTAACCATTGCACTTGCAACCTCAGATGTATCAAATTTAAAAGCTTCTGATTTATTGCTCGTTAAATTTTTCATTGGATTATTGAAATTGCTGACATACCACTTGACTTTTATTTTTTTGGCATTGTAACCTACAATATATTTAGTCATTTTTCGTCAAGTTTTTTGGCAATCTCATAAATTTCATCTAGACCACTCTTCAACACGTGTTGTCAATAATTCTTTTGCCAGTTCTTTAATTTTTTTAGCCCCTTCTTCCCCATGAAGCTCATCTACTGCTAGAGTATATGCCATCATGTACTTCTTTAATTTTGAAATTTTTTCATCCTTATCAGCAATTTCTTGTTGATAATCTGACTCAGATTTTTGCATTGGCCAACTCCCTATCAACATAATCCGCAGCATCTTCAACTGTCATTCTGATTGTCTTGTCAGAATCTCTCTTAAAAATCACATCAAGAATCCTGTTATTTTCCGTTTGTGTTTTTTTCCATAGTTCACTTTTTGTGAAAACATCAGAATATGTTGAAATCGGAACATCAATATTACGAGATTTTTCATATTCTTCGATTTTACTTTTTAATGCTTTATTTTTATTTATCAGATCGATATCTTTTTCAATGACGGCTGCCACGTTTTTTTTGAGCCATTCATTTTCTTCCAGTAGTCTTTCGATTTCAGTATTTTGATCAGTAACTATTTTTTCTAATTTGTATCTTGGGATATAACTCATTTATTTCCTCCAAAAATTATTTATTTTTTAACTTGAAATTCATATAACTTTACTTTGCCTTGCCTGACATTTGTATTATTTCATGCCTAAAAATCTTTCAATTTCACTTTTTCGGTAGTAATGACTTCTATTACCTGCAATTGGTGGCTTGTAACGTTTTAATCCGGCTTTTCGCCATGTTTTAAGTACTGGTGCGGTAATGTCATATTTTTTCATTACTTCTTGCTGAGTGATAGTGTCATCATCTGAAATTCTTGCAGTTATTACTTTTTCGATTGCTGCATTTATCTTTTCTTCAATCGAGGATTCGAACCTTTCTGAAAACATTCCTAAATTGTCCATGACACTCCTTTCAATATATGATATAATTGTGTAAATAAAATTTATTAAGTACCTCATAGTCTGCCAAGATTGAGGTGCTTTTTTTGTTTCCTATAAGTCAGGACCTACCCCTGATCAGCGTGCGCGTATTTGTGAGCATGGCACTGCGTGTACTACAAACTATTGAAATTTTCACATCTCGACAAAATCATTGGCAATACCTTACATCTTTTTTCTAGGGTGCTTTTTGACGTGGTTCCCAGCACGATAAAAATATTAATCAGGATAGTTTTTGATATAATTTAAATATCTTAAAAATAAAAAATGGAGAATTTATGAATAAAGACTATTTAAACTTATCGATTCAAGTCATCTCAATCATCGTTGCATTTGCTGTCGGAAAATACAGTACAAAACAAGAAAAACAAATTACATCACGTAAACTTTTTGAAAATTGCTATCAAAAAGTTTTTTCGCTAATTGAAAAGGATTTTTACAACGAAGAGTTAAGTTTGCTAGAATTAAAAGATTACTCTCTCAAAATAACCGATATATTTAAATACACTGACGGATACTATTATCATTCTCTTGAAGAATATTGTAATCGAATACTCAAAACAAACAATTTGGAAGATGCCAATGAAAACTGGTTAGCATTTTGTTGGTCATTTGATCGACAGCTCATAAAAACGGAAAAAGAAATCGGATTACCTATAAGGAGCTTCACGTATCGTGTAAGTGTAAATCAGTATTCCAGTCTGTGGCAAATCGTAGCTTCTTTTTTTAGGAGTTTCCCCCTCTCAATAATATTTTTAGTAATTCTTTTAGCGCTTTACATCTTTCTATTCTTGGCTCGTTAAACCATAAAAAATTGTCTGATATCCTTCCAAGGAAAAATGATATTACTAATAGAATAAAAAATATTTTATTTGTCATTGATTTTCACCTCATGTCTGGTTTTTTTCCAATTTTTCAATTCACGCGCATCTTGCGCTTTTCTTAATTATCAGGACCTTCTCCTGATCAGTGTGCACAAATTGTGAGCATGGCACTGCCTATACTGCAAAGTTTTAAAATTTTTACATTTCGCCAAAATCATTGGCAACGTCTTACATCTTTTTTCTAGGGAGTTTTTTACCTGGTTCCAACACGCCTGATTTTGCTCATTATTTTCAATTCATGGGAAAACAACATTTTAATATTTATATTTGGTATAATAAAAACAAAAATGATTGGACTAAAAACAAATGCAAAATGTATCGCAAATGTCTATCGGTGATTGGATACAAGTCATAGCTATCGTTACCTCTCTAATAGTTTCGGTAGTTTCTATTATCCAAACTCAAAAATCTCTAAAAATTACAAGAGAAACGATTGAATCTGAAAACCGCCCCTACTTATCTTTTTATATTGAATATCCTGAAAAACAAAAATTTAATAAATTTTTTGTTTTAAAAAATTTTGGAACTACTTCAGCAAAAATTGATAAAATTACATTTGATAAGAAATTAGATGAACTTAATGAGAAGTTTAAATTCAAATCACTTTTAGGTGGAACAATTGCCCCAGGTCAAAAATATACATCTTACATAGACTCTGACTATAGAAAGACTGTAAATGTTTGCATTGAATACCGCGATTTAAACAACCGTAGCTACAAAGAATATTTTGAAGTAAATACAGATATTGGGGCTTCTTTGCTCTGGATTGATGGTGAAACCCTAGAGAAGGCTATTTACGAATCAAGTTCTCGATTAGGTAAAGTTATTTACGATTCAAATTCTAAAATAGAAAATGCAATTAAAAAGATTACTGAATAGCCATGAGCTATTTTCTTTTACATCCTTTAATTTGTTCATAGTGCTTTTCGATCTCTTTGATTGTCCTATGATTATCAATTATTATTGGAATTGCGATAGCTAATGTAATAATAATTGAGACAATTAGTATCAATTCTTTTAATCCCATTGTGCTCACTCCTACCTCACGCGCATCGTGTGATTTTATCTAAGATATTCCAAACTGTTTTCCGTTTCCGGATCTTTACAAAGATTCTTTATAAACTCTTCTACCTCTTTCATGTACGTTCCTTTCTAACTTGCGTGTTTGCACCCCAATTCTGATATAATGAAATCAGAAAGAAGGTTTAATTTATGGATGAAATTCAACTTACTAAAGATTCCAAGGAATTACTTGCGATAATTTATAAGGAATATTTAGACAAAATTAACAATGGTATTGACAAAAGAACCGCTAAGACTATACCAGGTGGATCAGATGAACTTTCAAGGCTGGCACCGACATGGCTTTATGCCGACCTTAAAGAAACCATGTGCGAATTACAAAGAAAAAATTTTTTAAAGTGTCAAAAAGCTAGCAATAAAATCTATCACGCTTGGATAACCGATGAACTGATTATCTATATGGAAACTGTCATCCCAAGGACTGCCAAAAAAATTCTCAGTGCAATGGATATACTTTCTTTTTTAAAGTAATTCCCAATCCTCTCTCAGCAAATCATTTGCTCTTGGATTCCAAAATCTACCAGGCGCTTGCCATACTTCCTTATATTTCCTATCTTCTTTTAGTAAACTTTCTTCTGTTGTTACCAATAAAATACCAAAACAATCAGAATTAGTTGGTAAAAACGCCACGCCACCTTCTAAATCATCGGGATTTGAAATCGCCTTGTTTTCTTGTAAGGCTTTTTTTGTTGCTTCAATTATGTTCATGTTGGTTCTCCTTTGGTTATTTGTTTGCTTTTCGCATACCTGAATTACTAAATAAATCACCTACATCTCGGTGAAAATAAGATGATATAAGAAACACTTCTGGTAGCTTAAAATCTACCTTATCAAGTTCCCTTTCTCTGTATGCGACAACACTCATTCCGAGCATATCCGCCATATCTTTTTGAGTTAGTTTCTTTTTTTTCCTCGCCTCTATTAGCTTCAATTGCATATTTTGAGCTCCTTTCTTATCTTTACGATTAATTGTACACTTTTAGCATACATTTTGTCAACGTTAAAGTTTGCTTTTCGCAAATTATTTTTGCTTTTAGAAAGAAAGTTTGTTAAAATACAAGAAAAGGAGTAGAATATGACCAATGAAGAACTCGCTATATTTGTAGGAAATAAAATAAAAGAGCTTAGAAAATCAAGAAAATGGACACAAAGTGATTTAGCTAGAAAACTAAATACAACAAAAGGTACTATCAGTAATTATGAGAAAGCATACCGTTCTCCTAAAAAAGATATGATGTTTGCGATTTCCGAAGTGTTTGGTGTTTCAATAAATGATATTTTTCCGCCAATTGATAGTATCAAAGATAATAATTTTAAAGAACAGACAATTTTAGCAAATATTTCTGAATCAATGTCAGAAACTATCGAAATTATGAAAAAACTAGATGAAGAACATCAAAGAAACATTTTAAATTTCGCCAAATTTGAATATACACAGGTTGAACAAGCCAAACAATTGGAAGAGGACAACGCTTCGGTAAGCTGAGGTTATTATAAGCAGTTCAACTGTTATACTTTGTTCTCTGATATAGATCATGCAAAAGCTTTTAACACTTCTTTTAAAAACGACAATGGCTAACTTGAAAGGATTTAATATGGGTATTTTTAAAAAGTTGAAACAACTGACTACATTAAACAAAGATATAGAACAATCTGCAATAGTTTTATTAAAGCTAAAAAATAATATCAAATCTTTGAATATTGAGTTACAGGATAATACAAAATTACTTAATGATCAAGAATTATTAATTGCTAAATTTTCTAAAGAATTTGAAGAAAAAAACAAGGAAACTCGTTCACAAATAATTGAAACAGCAATTTTAGAGGCTGATTCAATAAAAAAAGCTTCTGACGAGTACTCAGAAAAACTAGTTATACAATTTCATGAAACAGTTAAGAAAAATGAACTATTACTTGAAGAAAATAGAAATTTAGAAAAGGAAAACAAAAAACTACTTCGTCAAGGACGAAAATGGCGTTCAGATATTGAATTTATAAAAACAATAAATATCAATGATAATATCACAATTGATTATGATCAACTTTATAATGACTTTAAAGATTTGCTTTCAGAAGATCATTTGTTAGAAACAATCTCCAATCTGCATTTATATTCTGATGACTCTAAAGAGCTTAGAAAATTATCAACAGCCACAAAAAAAGAAATTGCAAATATACAGGCCAAATATGAAAAAAATTACACTACTAAAGCAAATCAAACAATATATTCCTTGATGGTTATTGGTCTCCAAGCGGAAATAAAAATCTTAATGTACAACCTAACGTTTAATAAGTTATCAGATACTAAAAATAAATTAGAAGAAATAATACATAAATTTTTAGTAATAGCTGGAGATGGAAATCAAAACATATTACCAACTATAACTAAATTTTTGCTTGAAATACAGCCTATCTATTCAGAACTCCTTGACATTGAATACAAATATTATATCTACAGGGAACGAGAGAAAGAAGAACAACGCTTACTCAAAGAACAAATGAAGCAAGAGGCTGCTGAGCGAAAAGCGATTGAACAAGAACGTAAAAAATTGGAAGTTGAAGAAGGTAAATATAAAACTGAAATTGAAAAAAATTCAAAATTACTTGAAAACGAAACTGATATTGATAAAATCAGTCAATTACAGTTGAGAATTCAAGAACTTCAATCTCAATTATCTTCTGTTGAAGACAAAAAAGAAGAAATTACTCAGTTAGCTCTTGGTAAAGCTGGTTATGTATATATCATTTCAAATATCGGATCGTTTGGTGAAGGTGTGTTTAAAATTGGTATGACAAGACGTTTGGAACCACAACAACGAATAGATGAACTTGGAAGTGCATCAGTGCCATTTAGATTTGATGTTCATGCTTTTATATTTAGCGATGATGCTGTTAGCTTAGAAAATAAATTACATCAAATCCTATCTAATGAAAGAGTAAATAAAGTCAATTATAGAAAAGAATTTTTCAAAGTAGATATGAATAAAATAGAGACAATTGTTGAAGATATAGATCCTACAGCCAGTTTTAATAAAACAATACTTGCTCAAGAATATAGACAATCTGTTGCTATTCTTGAAAATCAATTTTAACAAATATTTCTTAAATTTACGACTTAATTCATATAACTTTACTTTGCCTTGCCTGACAAAAGAAAGGTTATAAATATGAATAAACAAATTGTAAAAAAAAATGGTCCAACAATAAATAAAATCATAAAAAAAGACGGTTCAACCGTCTATCGTGCTAATATTTACTTAGGTATTGATATTAATACTGGTAAATCTGTAAGAACTTCTATTACTGCTAAAACACAAAAGGCTATTAAACTTAAAGCAAGTAAAGCCATAAATGACTTCAAAGATAATGGATATACTCGACTTGCTAAAGTTAATTGTAAGACATTTGACGAGTTGATTTCGTTGTGGTGGAGTAACCATAAATTATCACTTAAAAATAATACGGTAACTTCCAACGAAAACTTTATAAATTCCTATATAAGTCCCGCTTTAGGTCGTTATTCTATAAGTAGAATAACGACCTCACTCATTCAAAATCAAATGAATATATGGGCCAACAATGCTAATAGTAGCAAACTATACACAACCGGCTCTACTAAATCTTATTCTGTGCTATTGAATATCATCACGCGCATATTTCAATATGGCATCAGCATTGGTGTGGTTACGTTCAACCCTGCACGTGACGTTATATTACCACGTATAAAACGACAAGAGAATAAAAAAATTAAATATTTCAGTAATAACGAATTAAAAGTTTGGTATGACTTTTTAAATTCTGTTCCAAATACTGAACAAGATGCTCTACTTGTAACTCTATGTAAACTACTACTTTCAACTGGAATGCGAGTGAATGAAGCACTCGCGTTGAATTGGAGTGATATTGATTATTATAATGGTGTTGTATCGGTTACAAAAACGCTTGATTCAAGGGGAAAATTAGAAAATACGCCTAAAACTAAATCCAGCGCAAGAAGGATTGATATCGATCAGTCTACAATACTACTTCTTAAACAATATCAAAACAGACAAAGGAATCTTTTCTTAAAGTCTGATTTAAAGATAAGTGGTATCATTTTCACTGATGGTATAAAACCTTATTTTCTTCGTTCAACACTTTTGGCTCAATTAAAAAAATACTTTATACTTGCTAAAGTACCCGATATTGGCTTCCACGGCTTTAGACATACTCATGCCACTTTGTTACTTAATGCTGGGGTAGAATACAAAGAATTGCAACATCGTCTAGGTCATGCACAACTATCTATGACCATGGATACTTATAGCCATTTAAGCGAAAAGAATGCAAAAGCTGTTGTTAATATCTTTGATAAAGCAATACAAAATTTATAATTTTCTTCATTTGGTAATAAATATGGTAACAAATTTTTTATACAATATTTTAATATTGTATAACTCTGTATCTTAAAGGTGTTATTACCTCCCAGATATCTTCCCTTTGCATCAATAAAGTCATAAGTGATTGCTGTTCCGGCATCAATTACCAGAATATCTTTTCCGGATAGATATCATAGGCTCCAATTACTGCTGCTAACCGATCATTTCCTAAAGTCTACCGGAGTGAGAT